GCGGCCTGCGGGTTCCGAAGCTGGAGCTTGTAGTGCTGCCGCGCCGATCAGCGCGTTGCGGGGCAGAATGCCGGGTGCCAGCGTATTGGGCGTCATCTCAGGAGCTCCTTTGCGTGCCATAATAGTAATTTGCATAGCTGTTGGCAGTGCCAGAGAGCCCGGAACCTAGGCCGGAGAGACCGGCGCTTTGATACTGACCCGCCGCGGCGTTAAAGTTTCCCTGCGCTGTTCCGCTCCCAGTGCTCGCGGAAGCGAGCGCATTGGCGGCATTTGCGCCGAGCTGCGCCCCTTGGAAAAGATCGCTCAGTCTTGTCTGATATTCCTGCGATAGCGCATGCTGGGAATAGTCCTGGAGCGCCGCCAGCGTATTGCCGGACAGGCCCATGCCTTGGGCCGCGTTTTGCGCCCGGATCTGCTGCAAGCCGTAGTTCACGCTGGCTTGGAAACCGGGGTCGTTCTGGAAGTTGTTATAGTAGGATTGCTGCGCGCCCGCTCCGTTTACCCCTATTGCATTGTTGTAGAGGCTTAGCGCATTTTGCCCGCTTTGCATGAAGGGCTGCTCGTAGCTCACCGCCTGATTGAACCGCTGCTGCTGAAGGGTTGCGGCCTGCTTTGCAGCATTGGCTGCGGTCTGTGCACCAAAATAATTGCCGAGCGCGGAGGCGGCTCCGCCTAAAAGGATGGGTAAGGCTGCTTCTGCCATGTGAGATCCTTTGAAGTCACGGTTTCGATAGGGGCATAGCCGAGGCGGCCGAGCAAAGTGAGCGTACGCTCTTGCCGCCCCGCCACGATGATGCGGCGCGCGCCTTTTTCTTTCGCCCAGGCTTCGAAGGCGCGAAGGAGATGAGCGCCATAGCCACGTGCCCGGGGGATCGCATACCACGCCGTTTTGAAGGCGGTTAGCTCGCCCGTAAAATAGTGCGGCGCGATTACGGCGCAGAGGAAGGCGGCAACGGGGGCGCCGGCCACGAAAAAAATGTGGTTCTCAGAGCCAAGATGCGAGATCGCGAAGCGGGCGAGCTGCTCAGGGCAAGCCTCGCGTTCTCCCTCTTCGGCGTAAAAGCGCAAGCCGAGCTCGACGAAGCGCGCAACGTCGCTGGGCGTTCCGCGCCGCACCAAGCCACTGCGCCGGCTCATGTGGCGAGCCGGCTTTGCGAGCGCAGAACAGCCAGAAGCGCGTTGATGGCATTGGCCGCCTCCGCAGGGGTGGGGTCCAGAGAGACGCTCGCAATCGGCGCCCCTTGGATGAACTCGATCCCCTGGAAGAAGTCCCGGTATTGCTTGTCGAGCTTGCCTGTTGCCGGGTCGACGATATAGGGGCTTAATGGGGCAGAGGTGGTTGCTTCTGGCATACTATCGAGCTCCCCAGGTAAACCAAAGGAAGCAAGCTTGCCGCCGATCCAATGACCTAAGATCCAGTTCGCGCCATCGGCCCAAACGGACTCTAAGACCGGGAAAAAGGGGTAGGGCCTTGCGTCCCAGGTGTAGATCATCACGCGGCTCAGATCGACCATGCGCCCTGGATAAAGCGGACTTAGAGGATTGCGGTCCTCGCTGAATTCGGGATCGTTCTTGTTGAAGAAGCGCAGCATCGAATTGAGATAGCGCCGCTGAATCAGAGCATCCGGTGCCGCCGTCGAAAAATAAGGGACTGCGCTTTCCGAAGATTTCGGGTCGAAAAACACGTTCGGCTGGTTCGAGCCCTTGTCGATCGAGGGGCAGCCAAGCTCGGTGAACCAGATGGGTTTCGATCTCGGAGCCCATGCCGTGGGCAAAGCGCTTTCGATGCTCCCTGGCCTGTTGAAATGCTGGTTCGACCACCAGCTCCAGACGTCCTTAAAGCGGAAGACCCAGGGCTTGCCGTAAACGCCATCAGTGATGGGCGTACACCTCTGCGCGGCTCTGTCCGCTTGACTGGCGTAGAACCAGTCATAGCCCTCGCCGCCGCGAACGTTGCCCATGAGATAGCTGTAATCTGTGATGGCGGTCAGCGTTCCGTCCGGCTTCACCGCCTCATCGGCATTGGGCGCCGTGTCCCGCCAATCCGAAAGCGGCCAATAATTGTCGAAAGCGACGGCGTCGACATTCGGGCTGGCCCAAAGCGGATCGAGATGGAAGAAGACATCGCCCGAGCCGTCCTGCGGTTGATGCCCGAACCATTCCGACCAATCGGCCGCATAAGAGAGCTTTGCGCCGGGCAAAATGGCCTTCACATCGGCGGCAAGCTGAACGAGCGCGGCGACAAACGGATAGCTTCCTTCCGCGCCGCGAAGCCAAGTCAGTCCGCGAAGCTCTGTGCCAAGGAGGAATACCTCGATCCCTCCCGCAAGCGCGCACAGATCCGCGTAATGCAGCACGAAATTCCGGTATTGCGCCACGAGCACGGCAACCTCAGCGGCCACCTGCGCCGATTTGTCGGCTGTACGGTAATCTTTGGTGATGCGCCCGCGCCAGGGATAGACCGCCTGGCCTACCCCGCCGCTATAAGGATCCGGCAGGGTGTTGCCAGCCGGGATGTCCATCAGGATAAAGGGTGTGAGACAAACCTGCAGCCCCCGCGCCTTCAAATCCTTGATCGCTGCCACCACGGACTGATCGTCCGGTGTCCCGCCGAAGGCCGCGCTTCCATTCACTGCCGAGACCAGATGCGCCTCGTTCCGGTGCAGGCCATTGCAGACCCATTCATGCGGCACGTCGTCGAACTGCGCGCGCGTGACGCCCGGCCTCAGTGTGCATGAGCCGGCACGCAGATCGTCCCCGTACCAGGCGACGTAAAGATTGACGAGCTTGCAGTTCCGCAGCTGATTTTGAAGGCTGTTGAGCGAGGTTGCCCAATCGCAGGAGGGCCCGCCAATCCGTCCAGTTCTTTGAGCTTCGCTAAACTGGAGCAACCATTGCGAGCTATCGTAGACGCTGTAAGCATTCTCCGTCGCGACAAACTCGGCCCCTGCCGTAATTTGATCGCGCAGCACTTCATAAGGCGCGTATGCCCACTCCGTCGCGGCCGGGATCATCGTCACGGCCTGGATAGCATCGGCAAAGGCGGTCGCATCTGCGTCGAAACCTTTCTGAATCCACCCCTGCGCCACAAACTCTTTAATGAGCGCATTGATTGTCACCGCGATCTGCGCCCAGGATGCATCCGTTGGAAGATCCGGAATGGCTGGGCCTAGCCGGCCTTTGAACTTCGAAAAGAAGGCGCGGGTGTTGTTGTCGATCTTGCCATCGGTCCCGAGCTGAAACCCGAACCGGCTAAAGAGATTGGCTTGCCCGCTCATGCGACGATGGGCCTTACTCTTGCCTGGGCATTGAGAATGCCGCGCATGACTGAGGAGGAGGACGAAAGGCGGAACGTCCGGCCAGCCCTCAAAGTGGACCCGAGCTGATGAAAGCTCGCAACAGCGAAACGCTCGCCCACGCGGCCGAGGGAAGCGATGCGCCCGCCGGTCCAGGTCCGGCCGCCATCGTCCGACCAATCGAGCATCAATTTGGGGTTTGCCGCGTCAGCATCTGTACCTGTTAGCCCAACACCGGGGATGATATCGACATCGAGCTGATCCACAATCAAGCCTTTTGGAAAAGCGTGCAGCGGCGCCGATTGTGCCACCAACATATAAGGATTGCCGCTTTCCGTCTGCGATGCGCTATCCAAAACATGGAGGCTTCCATCCTGGCTCGATCCGATCACCACCTTGCCGTTGAATGACGCAAAGCCTTGCGCAAACCAATTGGAAAGGCCGCCGCTGGCCCGCTCATGCCAAAGGCCGGTCGCAAGGTCGAGCTCCCAAGTCCAATAAGGGCTTGTGACCGCGTAAAAGTCGTGACCGTTGAAATGCGTATAGACAGCGCGGAGCGCGCGGCGCTCATTCCAGGTCAAACTTGAGATAGCACGCTCAAGCGCATGCGTGGAGATGCGGACCGGCTCGGATGCCGTAAGCTGGCGCACAACACCATTATGATCGACCCAGATCAGCGCATCGGCAACGGTTGTCACCGTCTGCTCTGCGATGCAGCCGATGTCGATATCGGCCCGGATGCGGGCAAAGGCGAATGGGGTTGTGCCCGCATCCTCCCAAATTTCGAGACTCGTCTCACCGAGCGCAATGAGCGCACCACGATGGGTCACGATCCGGCGAAGCCCATCGGGACGGCTCGACGCGGTCGCAAAGGACAGCGCGTTGACGGTGAGGGCGTCGTTCAGCGCGGTGTGGAAAATGCGGCCGTCCGATATTGAGAAAACGAGATAGCCGTCGAGAAAGGTCACGCTGTTGGGGGCCGGCAGCGCGGCGATATTGGGCTGCGAAACCGCATTCGTGGCGGTATCGAGGACATAGAAAACGTTATCGGCGACGATGCCGATTTGCGGGCTGGGCCGCTGATTGGCTGCCATGATGACCATCGAGCCGCCGCCGATACTTCCCGAAACAGGGTTGGCGTTGCCTTGATCGTCGAACAGCGCGGCGGCGGTTCCTGCGACAACATAAAGCCCCTTGCCAGATACAAAGAGCATTCCGCGGCATGGGCCTGCAAAGCCGGTCGCGCCGGTATCGAAGCGCGACGTCCCCGGCACGCCGTAAATCGGTAGCGGCGATTTTGCCGCCTGCCCTAGCGCTTCGGGATAGGCGTTGAGCAGGCGCTGGCTCGATCCGAACCCGCTCAAATCGGGGTTCGACGTATGCCCGAAGTCAACCGCAACCATTGTCTTAAACTCCTTAAAAGCCCCCCTCACCCAAACCTCTCCCCAAGGGGAGAGCGGGTAAGCTGCGTCCCTCTCCCTAAGGTGGAGCGTAATTCAGGCGTCACTTCTTCCAGCCATATCCGCCTACGGATATGGCCTCTCTTGATGGCAAGCTCGCCAAGGCGAGCTTGCGGGGAGAAGGCAGGATGAGCGGGGGTCTTTTTCTGTGTCAGCGGAAGCCGTAACGCCTCAGGCTCGGCATCCACGTGAGGCCCGTATCTTGGCCGGCCCTAGGCGCGATGACATAATAGGCGAGCAGCGCTGCATAAGCCTTCCGCGCGCGCCTTTGTGTGGAAGGCTGCGCCTCGATGCCGCTAGCGGAGGCAAGCTCGACGGCAAGGATAGCCTTGGCACCTTCCGCAAATTGAGGAAGGAGCGGAAAGGTGTCGTTGAGGCTAAAGGACAGCGCGGCTGGGACAGGCGGCGTTGTAGCATCGCCCGGACCGAACGGTGGAAAGGTGCCAGCCGCATCCGTCCCGGCACCATCTAGGAAATCGCTGCTGAAAAGGAGGCTGTCCGTATTTTGGATTGGCGGATTTGGGCCGCCAGGAACGATGCCATCGGCGGCCCAGGCGTTCAGCATGTCATTATACATCGCAAGGCCCGCTGCCGCCCGGTCTGGATCGAGATCCGCGCCAAGCGGCAGAAGGCCCAGCCGCTGATAGGCGCCGGCTATGATGTCGCGGGCCGTTGTCATTATTGACCCTTCATGAGGCCGAGGCCGACAAGCGTCGCCCGAATCTCATTCAAAAGGGTCAGGATCGCTGTTGCCTGCGCCTGGCTGAACCCAAAGGGAGAGGTATTCGTCGGCGCGGTTGTAGGCACGGCTGCCTGCGCGGCGCCGGAGCGTTGCGGTACAGGTGTTGCGTTGTAGAACGCAATGAGATCGCTGGCGCTTTGGCCAAACGCATTGCCGTCGGGATTGCCATCGGAAAGCTGTCTTACGGGCATGGGATTTCCTTTGCAGAGGTGGCAAACTCAATAGAGGACCAGTAACCCCTCACCCCAACCCTCTCCCTATGGGAGAGGGAGTCCCGTCGCGAGGCAGGGAGAGGGGTTGTGAACTTAGCTCGATGAGCCGGAGAGCCTTGTCGCGAGGTCGGGATAGATTGGCTTGACGCCGTAAAGGATATCGAGGCGCCACAGGTTGATGTCATTGACAATGTCGTAATCAGAAATGACGCGGATCGAGAGCCCCTTATAGCTCTGCCGCGCCTTCTTGATCGCGCCCTCCGGCAGCTCCATCGGCACCATGCAGAGTGCGAACGCGTTCTCATGGAACACAAGGTTTTGCGGATAGGATGCGCCGGCTGTGCCCATGAAGGTCAGCGCTGCACCCTGTGCGGGGGCGGAGCTTACAGTCTGATACTGGCCCGAGACGATAATGGCCGATGCTATGGTCACTACGTCTGCGTTTCCTGTTGCGGTGACAGGCGCGCTTACTACAAATTGCTGAAGATAGGGAAGAACCTGTCTCGTAACCGGGTTGATGGCAAAAACACCGGCGATCGTGAAGACATCGCCTTGGTTCAGCGTGGCACCGGAGGTCAGGCCATCCACTAAGACCGCGGTTTGGTTCGTGTCCTTGGAAGCAAGATAGGTGGTGACTCCTGTGTTCGTAACGCCATTTGCCGATGCGGTTGACGAAATGACCGGTGTGCCCGCATAGGCGCCGACGGTATAGTTGATGACGTTCTGCGACGAGTAGCAATCTGTGTTGCCAACCATCGGCAGCTTGGATTTCTCGAGCGCGGTCTTGGCGACATCCGGCATAAACAGGCCAGTGAAACTCGACGCCATGCCATAGAAGTCGGAGGGCGACAGGCAGGCGGCCCGTGGCGCAGGTACGGCCAGCTCGTCAAGCCGCTGCGGTCCATGAATGAAGGATTTATACCCAGAAAGCGTCTGCCCCGGGGTCCCCACCCAATTCCAGACAAATTTGTAAAGCGAGAGGATGTCGAGATCGACCTGATTTGCAAGAGCGATCATCGGATGTTTCAGATAGCGCTCCGAGAAGCGGTCAATGGTGAGGGTTAAGTCTTTCGTCGGGAAGCGCAAATCGACGCCTCGCTGGGTATCGATCTTGATTTGCACCTTGCCTTCGGTAGCATCCTGCATTTGCGCGACCGAGCCGGTGCGCACAGCATATTTGACAGGCCTTCTGATCGTGAGCGTGTCGCCGATTTTTGTTTCGCCGAATTCGCTTTCATAAGCGCGGTGGACCATTTTTGCCGCGACAAGATTATTGTCGAGCTGCATCAAGCCTTCCTTGGCGATGATGCTCGGGGTTAACAGTGTTGAAGCCATGGGGATGCAGTCTCCTTGATTGGCGGATGTCTGAAGACACCCTCATCCTGTCCTTCTCCCCAAGGGGAGAAGGAACGCCTGAATTCTCGTCGAGGCAAGTTCAGGCGTCCTCTCTCCCCTTGGGGAAAGAGACAGAGTGAGGGGGTCTTTGGTTATTGTTTTGGAGGCGGCTCTTAGAAGCCCCGCGCGCGGCGGTAATCTTCGAAGTCCATGTCTTCGAGCGGCTTGCCAGCACTACCGCCGCGGCCGGACAATGTCGTGACAGGCTGCGGAGCGCGGCTGATAGAGTTCGTGCCTGCAGCCAGGCGCCCCTCGAGGCGTGCGATGGCCGTCGCCTGCGAGACTGGCGGAAGGCCAGCGATCTGCGCGGCTTCGGCTGGGTTCTTGCCGAGATAATAGGCAATCTCAGCGCCGCGCCCCGACTCCCGGATGGCGTCGGCCATTACCGGCGTAATTGCGAGATTGGGATTATGCGCGACCGCCTCGAAGTCTGGGATCCTCTGCCGGAATTCGGCCGTTGCTTCGGTCCAGGCATCTTGGGCCGCGCGCGTCGCGAACGCCTGCGCTTGCTCCGCCTGGCGCGCCAACAGACCCGCGCCCGCCTCGCGAACGGCCTGCTCGGCGACCGCGCGCGTGTAATCTTCGGGCACCCGGTAATCCTGCGGGCGGCCAGCAGCCTGGGCGCTGCCGCGTAAGGCAGCAGCTTCCGCAGCGCTCCTCGCCGCCAGCGCATCCGCTGCCGCCTTCTCACGGATGAGTTGTTGAACGCGGGCGTTCTGGGCGGTTTGCGGCGGGCTCGCAGGCGCGCCAGCCCCGCCTTCATTTTCTGTAGGTTCGTTCTGCGGCGTGGACGATGCCAAAATCGCGTCGTCCACGGACGGAATATCGCCGTGCTCTGTCATGACCGTTCCTGTTGTGTTGAGGATTTCTTCGTGTTTGCGGGGGTCAGGCTCTCCTCGCGATGGCTGAAGCCCGCTAAAGCCTGTAGGGTGAAGGTTCAATCAGGCGGGCGCGCTTCATCTCATTGTCGAGCACCTTGCCCTGAAGCTCGGCCCCGGCCTTAGCGGCGTCGGCTTCCGACTTAGCGGCGAGGCCCTGAATACGGTTGAGATGCGCCTGTTGAAGCGCCTCCTGGTAAGCCTGCTCGCGGGCTTGCGCGATTTCCGCACCGAGCGGAGGCGCCTCGCCGGCAATTTGCGGCGGCAGCGTGCGCCGCAGGCGCTCAGCAATCTCGTCCGCGCCAGGCCAATCCATATTGCGCGCGACGAGATCGCCGGCCACGCTCGCTGCCTGAGGCACGGCCTGGATGAACTGGAGCATACTGTCCGCGGCCTCGGCGCGGCGGGTTGCGTAGGAGGGACCGATTTTCACACGCACATCGTAGGTGCCCTGGCTCAGGTCGTTGAGCAGCACCGGTTTTCCGTTCACGCCCATGACCGGCACATTGATGCGCACTGGCGCATCGGACTCGTCCTCACGCATGATGCGCACTGTCCGCTCGCTGTCGTAAATTTTGGGAATGAGATCGATGAGCGCGGTGCCAAGATGGTTCAGCGTCGCCATCAGATTGTCCTGATAATGCAGCGCCGAGACACCGCCCTGACTTTCGCGTGCGCGAATTGCAACGCCCGATATCTCGTTCGAGCGCGCTCCGAGTGCTGCGTCATAAATGCCGGTCGTTGCCTTCATCTCGTCGGAGGCCATCGCACTTTCCTGAATAAGCGCGGCAGGGATATCGGGCGGCGGCTCGCGCATGGGCCGGCCGCCGGGCACGTCGGGGTCCGGCTCGTAGAGCAAATAGGGCCGCGAGACGGCGTTCTGCGTGTCCCACTGGCCTTTGAACTTCGCGATCATCGCTGGTGTCGCGACAAAGGGCGCGCGCGGCGCAAGCGCGATCGCCTCCGCGGCTGCGGAGCGCCAGAAATTGTAAAGCTGTTGCGGGTCGCGGGAAAAGCGGATGAGCCCGCTGCGGATCACCTTGGTTTCGAGTGCGGTCTCCGAGCCGGTCACTGGGAAGATGGGAATGTAGCGGCCGGCCCATAGGTTCGGACCTTCGAGCACCTCCTCGCCGCTTAACAGATAATGCTCGACCTTATGGGAGCGCACCTTCCGCTCGGCTACGATTTGCGACGCCAGATTGACCCGGTGATCCAGAGAAGCAAGGTATGAGCTTTGTTGCCTCTGGATGGCCGGGTCAAGCCCGGCCATGACAACAGCCATTGGCGCGGACACATCAACATCGGTAATGTCGATTGTCGCACCGCTCGCGAGCCGCGCTATGGTGCGCTCCGCGGGCCGCTTCACCCAATATTCGCTGACGCGCACCGCGTCGCGATTGGCCCAGAACAGCCCGCTCTCGGCGTTCAGATCCTCCGGCGCCGTGAAATCCGCCATCGCGGCGCCTGGAAAGCGTTTCTGAAATTCTTTGCGGCCAATCATTTCCGAGACAAAGCAATAATTTGCATCGGACCGGCTGGGCTCGACGGCGGCGGGGTCCCAGAATACGGAAAGCGGATGCTGAATGCGCTTGATCAGGATTTCCTGATCGAAGCCGTCCTCGTCCGCATATTGGGTGACAACGCGGAAATGGCCGATGCCGCAGGCCACGGCGTAATAGACCGCGTTCGCAAAGACATGCGTGGCGTTCGAGCGATATTGGATTTGCCGCAGGAGCCCTGAATAAATCTCGGACAGCTCCCCCGTCGCCTCGCCACCCGCTGGGATCGCCTTGATGGCCGGCGGGTTCTGCCGCACGCCGTTCGCCACCTGGTTCACGAATTGCGGCAGGCGGTTGATGGTGAGGCAGGGCCGGTTCTGCGCCTCGCGCATGAGGCGGACTTCGTTCGGCCATTGGTCGCCCGCGAGGAATTTGAGATCGGTGAACGCATCCTCGCGGTTCTCGCGATCCTGAACCCACGCGGCTTCGAGGCGCTCTTGCGCCTCGGCAACGATGTCGGTTTTGGGCAAGGGGACCTCTTATGGAAAGGTGTGGACGCTAACCGCGATTTGGCATATGCTGCGGCCTATGCCGAAGGAGGCAGCG